GTCTCCAGGTCTCCAGGTCTCCCGATGCACTAATTGACGCGATCGCACTATTTGCGCACAATTGACGCGCGGCTAGTCCGGCCGCGCATACCATACAGTCAGAAAGGATCACAATGAAAGGCTTTATTTTTTATGAGGGCGCAAGCTTGCTAGACGGCGCGCCAATTGTCGGTATCGCTACGCTTGAGTCTGACAATCGTAAAACGGGCGCAATGGTTCAAACCTGGATCATGCGATCGGATGTTGCGCCCGCCGATGCGGTCCGATCCGGGCGCGATTCAAGCGTATGCGGTGATTGCGCATTGCGTGGATCAGCTGATCCGACCGGCCGCGAATGGCCGCGCGGCCGCATCTGTTACGTGGATGTTTATCGTGCGCCGACCGGGATATATAACGCTTACTTGCGCGGTGCATACCCTCGGATTGATCCACTTGATCCGGCCGCGCGCGATCAGCTGATCGGCCGTAAGTTGCGCATGGGCGCATATGGTGATCCGGCCGCGATCGATACTTTGCTTTGGTTTCAATTGATCGAACATTGCGACGGTTGGACCGGATACACGGCGCAATGGCGCAAAGCTTATGCGCAAGGCTTGCGTGAAATATGCATGGCCAGCGTGCAATCTGATCGTGAGCATGCGGCCGCGATAATGCTTGGCTGGCGCACTTATGCGGTGATCGGATCAGCTGCGCCAGTACCGACCAGCCGCGCGTTGTGTCCGACACCTATCCGACAATGCATCGATTGCATGGCATGCGACGGGTCATTGCGCCCGTCAGCTGCAAGCATGGTGATTCGCGTGCATGGATCCGGCCGCAAAGCTTTTGATGGTGCATTCGCATGACGCGCCTTCAGCTGATCCGGGCGTTGATGGATTGGACCATTGCGGCCGCATTCGGGATTGCACTCGGCGCGGTGATCGCACTTTTTATCTGATCCAGGCGCAGCTGCGCTAACCCTCCAGGCGATCAACGATCGCCTTTTTTTTTCGATAGTGCATTGATGCACTAATTGATCCATCGCACTATCGGCCGCATGCACTATCGGTCCGGCCGTATCACCTGGAGAGCTCGCCTGAGCTCATCGATCAATGCGTACTAATCGATCAGCTGCGCTCGCCTGGATCACGCCTGATCGTGAAAACCTGCGCCGATATCCGCGCGCCTGGATCACCCTGGAGTAAATCCGAAAATCCTCCAGGGTGATCGGTCCGGCTGAAAAAACCGAACAGCCGATCAGCTGTTCGAGCATTGTTCGTAACGAAACTTGCGAACGTTCGCATGTTCGCGGATCCTTTGTTCGTAACCCTTACGAACGCAATAATGCATGATTCTAGGATCTAGATCATGGAACACTTAAACCCCTATTTGGTTTAAGGTCCGATTATCACGGCCATTATCGCGATCGATCAATATTCTAGATTCTCGATCGCTGCGCTATAATCCGCGCATCGATCAATTGATCATAACGGCGCGATCGTTATAATCCGCGACCGGTCGCCGCCCTCACCTACCCTACCGGACCGGGGGCCGGGGGCCGAGTCCCGGCGGCCGTTTGTCGACGCGCCATGACCGTTCGTCCGTTCGTCGGCCAAAATGGCCGGTCGCTGGACCGGGACGAGTCCTTGGCCCGGTTTCGCGTTGTCAATGGGCCGTGAAACAGTTTTCATGCTACTTTAGTATCATGCCTCGGGGAAACAGGCCCCCTTGCCGTAAAGTGTTGGTCCGCCTAAAATTTTTTGCAAAATTTTGACAAGAACCGTTATGCTTTTTACATCATGTTAGAACAGACCCACGACGATCCGCGCGAGCAAATGCTGCGCCTTGAGCTGCGGCTCAAGCAACTTCAAGCCCTGGAGCATGCGTCGTCAAGCTTTTTGACGTTTGCGAAATACATGTGGCCCGAGGCGATCTTGAGTGAGCACCACAAGCGCATGGCCAATGCGTTTGATCGGATCATCAGTGGCAGGTTAAAGCGCTTGATCGTGAATATGCCGCCCAGGCACACGAAGTCAGAGTTCGCGTCTTATCTTTTGCCTGCCTACGCCATGGGCCGTGAGCCACGGTCCAAGATCATTCAAGCGACGCACAATGGTGAGTTAGCGGTGCGGTTTGGCAGGAAGGTTAGGAACCTGATGGACACCGATCGGTACAAAGAGGTGTACGAGAAGGTGAGTTTGCAGGCCGATTCCAAGGCAGCAGGGCGCTGGGAGACCAATGCGGGCGGCGAATATTTTGCTGTAGGCGTGGGTGGTGCGATGACAGGGCGCGGTGCGGATCTTTTGATTATTGACGATCCGCATTCCGAGCAGGATGCTTTAAGTGAGCTTGCTTTGGATAATGCCTGGGAGTGGTATACCTCGGGTCCAAGGTCACGGTTGCAGCCCGGAGGGGCGGTGGTGGTTGTGATGACGCGCTGGGGGATGAAGGATCTGACGGCACGGTTGATTAAGTCGCAGGTGGAACCGAAGTCCGATCAGTGGGAGGTGATTGAGTTTCCGGCGATATTGAATGAGCATACGGAGAACGAAAAGCCCCTTTGGCCGAGCTACTGGAGCCTTGATGAGTTGCAGAAGGTCCGGGCGACGTTATCGGTGCAGAAGTGGCAGTCGATGTATCAGCAGCAGCCCACCAATGATGAGGGGGCGATTTTAAAGCGTGACTGGTGGAGGATCTGGGAGCATGATTACACCCCCGAGGTTGAATATATTATCCAGAGCTATGACACTGCATACAGCAAGAAAGAGACAGCTGACTATTCAGCCATCACCACCTGGGGTGTATTCCGTCCCAGCGCGGACGACGGACCTGCCATTATTCTCCTCGATGTTAAAAAAGGCCGTTGGGATTTTCCGGAACTCAAAAGGGTAGCGCGGTCGCAGTACGATCACTGGCGGCCTGATAATGTGTTGATTGAGGCCAAGGCCACAGGTACGACCTTGCAGCAGGAGCTTCGGCGCGTGGGCATTCCTGTGACGACCTACTCGCCTGGGGGAAGGAAAAAGAACCAGGATAAGATTGCCAGAGCGAATGCTGTTGCACCGGTGTTTGAGTCGGGGATGGTTTGGGCACCGCAAACGAAGTGGGCAGAGGAATTGATTGAGGAGTGTGCGGCGTTTCCCAAGGGCGATAATGATGACTTGGTGGATAGTACCGTGCAGGCCATCAGCCGGTTCAGGGCGGGGAACTTTGTTGCGTTGGACGATGATGAGGCCGATGATCCGGTAACCCAGCTTGAGTTTGAGTATTATTAGGCTGATAATCGCCCCATGAACAAGGAGCGGCGATGAGCACGACTAAAAATTCCATGAAAGCATTTGATCAGGGGAATGTCGATAATGCAAAAAGCATGCTCCAGGCTGTGCAACGCTTTGCATATGGCGGCCTTGTGCCACCACAAGCTGAGTGGTTCTTGTCAAGCGAAGATGCGGACACGCAAAAGCGCATGCAGGATCAGGCTAAAACGTACGAGGATGAGGCAGCGGCGTATAACGCCGCACAACAAAAGTACAAGACGGAAGTTTACGATCCGTATATCAGTCAGATTGAGGCATACAATAGAGCAGTTGAGGCTTTTAATGCTGGACCACGGACCTCGCCTTTTGGGATGTCAGTACCCACGGCACCTGCACCTTTTTCAATGACGGCACCGACGCTGCCTTTCACGGAAGAGCAGGCTAAACAGACGACAGCAGATATTCAAAAGCGTGCTGATGAGCAGTATCTAGGCAGGGCGGCAGGTCTTGAGGTAATGCTTGATCCGAAAAAGTACAACCTGGGAATACGGTCTATTTTTGATTCCCCGACCCGAAGGTTTAATCAGGGTGGCGAAGCGACCACTGATGAGTTTATCAAGAGCAATGTTTCACGTGGAACATCCGAAGTTCCTCAGCTTGATGCTGAAGGCCGGTTGATCGATGAGCGTGAGGAGATCCGCTCGGAATCCCAGCGCATGTTGAATCGCTTGCAGAGCCAGCCAAGCAAGCTGCCACCGGGACTCAGGCGCACCGTTGCTGCAACAAGAGAGCAAGGCAAGGAGTCGATGTTCCCTGTCGCTGCGCCTGCACGGGATTTTTTGTCCGGGATTATTGGCGCAAGTCCCACGGCCCCCGGGTCTGAGGCGTATCGGACGGGGCAGGCCATTACCAACATGCCGCCTGTGCAGGCCGCTGCTGCCATACCGGCAAAAATTGCCGCCTCAGCAGGTGATGCTGCCACAGCGCTCGCTGCCATGGGACCAGCCGTGGGTGCGGTTGTTAAACGAAAAGGCGGTAACTGGCTGGCAAACGCGATCTCTGATGAGATGCAGAATTTGAAATTATTGCGGTTTGGCAATGACCCAGTCGATACGTATGAAGACATGAAAAATGTCTACACCCCCGAGGTCATGAGCCGACTTTCTCCGGAGACTTTGCAACAGGTTAAAGAGGGATTTGCTGCCTTAAAACCACAGGTAGCCATCAACAAGTGGATTGATACCAAGTTAGCCAAGTACATGCAAAATGAGTTTGCAACGCCGGAAGACCCCGTTAGGGCGTTGATTGAACGGGGTATCTCTCCGGCGCGCAACCCAGGCGATATAAACCCAATTTATGACTACAACAATGTTTTTGAAAAGCGCAAGAAAGCGGGGTTTCCTGTTGAAGGGCTGGCTGAAACAGAGGCAGGTAGAAACTGGGAAGAGATGGCCGACAGTTCGGTAAATGTGTCTTACCTTAAAGATCTTTTGAGCAGCTTAAAGGAAGGGCAAGAGTCGAAGTATGCAATATCACGGGTAGAAGCAAATAGAACCTTACGAGATAACCCATGGCTCAGTAAGTTGACGCTTCCGGATACCCCCATCTATGGCGCGCTAGGGGCTAATTACCGCCCAGTGTTTAATCATGTGATTGATGAGCTTCAAAATGCTATGGCCACCAATTCCGGCCTACCCAAGAACCTACAACTTGATCCTGATGATTTAAGCAAGATGAATGTTCCACAGGTTGTGGAGCTCGTTGACAAGATCAACAAATGGCGCGTAGACAATATTAAGAACCTTCAACTTGAAGAGACCCTTAAGGCCGATCTCTACAAGGCTTATCCAGAGCAGAAGTATCGCTGGGTGCAGTTAAATAGACCCGGGCAGTTTGCAGCCGAGTCAGATGCCATGGGTCACTCGGTCCGTGGCTATGAGCCTCCTGACAAGGGCGGCAGTGATTATTACGGTCTTGGCGGCTTCAAAGCCATTCAGTCAGGAGAGGCCAAGGTCTACTCTCTTCGCGACGAGAAAGGACAGCCGCACGTGACGATTGAGGTGTCGGCTGCGCCTGGGGCCATGAGTCCTTCAGAGTTCTACCACAGCGATCTTGCCACACAGTCACTGTTTGATCGGTTAGATAAGGTTGACGAGGCGACAATAAAAAAGGACAAATCCTCCTGGTGGGAAAAAGTCGTACGTGAGTCGCCTGAATATCAGGAATACATCAAAAACATTCCGGCCAAGGTTACTCAGATCAAAGGCAAGGGCAATGAGGCACCGGCTAAAAAGTACTGGGCCTTTGCGCAAGACTTTGTAAAAAGCGGCAACTGGTCAGACGTTCAGGACCTCAAAAATATAGGTTTGCGTAAGACCTCCAGCGTGTTTAACGAGGCGGACATCGCCAAGCTGAAAGCCATGGGCGAAGAAGTTCCAAACTATGTTTCAGGCAGAGATATCCTAAGGCTGCAAGACTTGGTTATCCCAGAGGGGAAGCGATTGAAATACGATGACGCAGGTAACATCATCGGATACCAGGATGAAAGATTTACAAGGTATTTAGGCTTCAAAAAAGGAGGCCCCGTCGATGTTCCACGTGAAACATCGACTTCCAAACAACAACTCGATAAACTCGCGCAGGTAAGCCAGCGCAAAAAGGCCTAGACATGCCCATCGACAAAGCCCTCTACGAAGCCCCGCAGACCTCGATTGACGTCGAAGTGGGGGACATGCCCGAGATCGAGATCATCCTTGATGAGGACGGTGGTGCGACGATCGAGATCGGGGAAGACGAAGGCGATGATGTTGACTTCTACGCCAATCTGGCAGAAGTCTTAGACGATGACATTTTGTCCAAGATCGCGATTGACCTTTCTGCCTTCTTTGAAGCCGATAAATCGAGCCGCTCGGACTGGGAACAGACCTATGCCAAGGGCCTTGAGCTCTTAGGCATGAGGTTTGAAGAACGCACCAAGCCTTTCAGAGGTGCGGCTGCTGCAACACATCCCTTGTTGATGGAAGCGGTGATTCAGTTTCAAGCACAGGCACTCAAGGAACTTATGCCAGCGGGAGGTCCTGTGCGTACGCAGGTGCTGGGCAAAGAAACTCTTGACAAGATGCAGCAGGCAGCGCGCGTGCAGGACTTTATGAATTACCAGATCACGACGGTCATGCAGGAGTACACGCCTGAGTTTGACCAGTTGTTGTTTTACACAGGGTATGGTGGGTCGACCTTTAAGAAAGTCTATTACGACGGGCAGCTTGGTCGGATGGTCTCTAAGCTTGTGCTGGCTGATGATGTGTTTATCCCGTATTACGGGTCAAGCGTCATGAGCCAATGCCCACGGATCACGCACCGCATCGCGATGGATTCGAATGAATATCGCAAACGGGTGGTTGCGGGTGAGTATTTGGATGTGATTGTGGAGAATGAACTCTACCCATCTGATGCAAGCCAGATCCGTTATCAGGTGGATAAGCAGACGGGCGTCGTGGAAACAGGTGCGCCCGAGGAAATTTTCTTGCTTGAGTTTCAAGTCGACTATGATTTGCCGGGATTTGAGGATACGGACGACAAAGGCGAGCCCACAGGCATCAAATTGCCCTATGTCATCACGATTGATGAGGCAACCAAGCGCGTTGTTGGTGTAAAACGCAATTGGAAAGAGGACGACAGGCTTAAAAAACGCCGAAATTACTTCGTACATTACGTTCTTGTCGAGGGCCTTGGAGCGTATGGCCTTGGTTTTGTGCATTTAGTGGGTGGATTGTCAAAAACCGCCACTGCTGCATTGCGTCAATTGCTCGATGCGGGCACGCTTTCGAATCTTCCAGCAGGATTCAAGGCCAAAGGCGCACGGATCGCGGACCAGGACAACCCCATCCAGCCGGGGGAATGGCGAGATATTGACGTAGGTGGGGCGGAATTGCAGCAAAACATGCTGCCTTTGCCCTATAAAGAGCCTTCACAGACGCTTTTTCAGCTTTTAGGGTTCTGTGTGGACGCAGGAAAGCGTCTGGCGAGCATTGCAGACATGCAGGTTGGCGATGGTAACCAGATGGCGCAGGTTGGAACCACACTTGCATTGCTTGAACGTGGCACACAGGTCATGTCAGCTATCCATAAGCGCTTGCATTATGCCCAAAAGCTTGAATTTGAGCTTCTTGCGGAGGGTTTTGGTACTTATTTACCGGATAAATACCCTTACGACGTCCCTGGGGCTAGGCGCTCAATTAAAAAGAGTGATTTTAACAACCTTGTAGCGGTTCTTCCGGTCTCAGATCCCAATATTTTCTCCACAGCCCAGCGAATTACGCTGGCGCAGATGCAATTGCAGACCGCACAGAGCGCTCCGCAGATGCACAACATGTATGAGGCCTACTACAGGGTCTATGCAGCGATGAATGTGCGGGATATTGACGCGATTTTGCGTCCTCAAGACACTCAAATGCCTAAAGACGCTGCTTCTGAGAACGGCGATGTCTTGGATGGGGTTGAATTGAAGGCTTTTGCAGGGCAGCAGCACGATGCACACATTTACGCCCATATCATCATGGGCATGTCACCGCTTTTACAGGCTAATCCCTTGGCAGCCTCGTCTTTAACAAAGCATATATATCAGCATGTAAGACTTAAGGCTGAAGAAGACGCGGAAGTTGAGTTGTTTAAGGGATACGGAACGGATCCTGACCGTATGGTTTCTGATTTACAGCGGGAAGCGCTTGTTTCGTTAAAAATTGCCAGTGAATTAAAAGCACTTAAAGAACTTCAAGCATCGTTGTCTGGAGAAGGGCAAGGGCCTGATCCAATTGTTGCGTTGAAGGAAAAAGAACTTCAAATCCGTGCTCAAGCAGATCAGGCGCAACAACAAATTGACCGTCAGCGCTTATCTATGGAAGGACAAAAGATTCAGGCTAATATGATGGCCAACCAAGCTCGCATTCAGTCCCAAGAACGCATTGCCGCTGAACGGGCAACGGTTGCACGCGAACGTGCTAATTTGATGGAACAAAATGCGCGACGCGCACAGCAGGTTCAGTTGGCCAATCAACGGAGAGATCGGAATGCCGCTTAAAAAAGGTAAAAGTCAAAAAGTCATCTCCGCTAATATTGGCGAGATGATCAAGGGATACAAGGAAACAGGTTCTATTGGAACCAGTAAGCCAAAAAACAGAGGTGATGCGATCAAGCAAGCCGCTGCCATTGCCTACAGCACCGCAGGCAAGCCACGTAAATACAAAGCGGGCAGCACGCCTGCTGGGGTGCAGGGTCCGTTTATGACGGTCAAGAAAAAGGACGGCAATCGTCCTGTGAAAATTTACTAGGAGTATTAACCATGGCTGAAAAAAAGGAAAAGCGGTTTCCTACGCTTGAGGACATAAAAGAGAAGGAAAGAAGGGAAAAGAAAGCGGATAAAGATGTTTATACCGAAGACAAAGGCCCTCCTCCTTCGCCTCCAGACATGATGACTGTGAAGACAATGGCTAAGGGAGGTTTTGTCACTTCCCGTGGTCAAGGCAAAGTCATGCGGACAAAGAAAACCCGTATTTGCTGATGTCTGCCCTTCTGGTGGGGGCTAAACCACCTGCTTTTTCATGGACTGTGACCATGCTTGACTTAGTCGAACGCATACTGAGAGAAATTAGAACACTACGTGAGAGCACGGAAGGACTCGTGCTTAACGGATCGGTTCCTGATATGGAACGATATCGTTTTCTGATGGGGCGCTTAGAGGCACTCAAGCTTGTTGAGGTTGCGGTCAAGGATCTTTTAAACGAGCGAGAGGAGAATCTCTGATGGCATTGACGGCACTTGAACAGAAGTGGCAGGAGCAAGAAGCCCAGCGCAAGCCCGCGTTGGACGATGCTTACGATAGGGAAGGAAACTTTGATCCGCAGTTGATCGAAGGCTCCGTCCTTGATCGGTTGCCCAAGCCTACAGGATGGCGCATCGCTATCCTACCTTATCGCGGCGCACAGAAAACCAAGGGTGGGATCGCCTTATCTGGGGAAACCCAAAAACGTACTCAGGTGGTGACCACCGTGGGCTATGTGCTTAAGCTTGGCCCCTTGGCTTATTACGATCAGGAGAAATTTCCTGACGGTGCGTGGTGCAAGGAAAGTGACTGGATTATTTTTGGTCGCTATGCCGGTGCTCGTATTCCAATTGATGGCGGCGAGATTCGCTTTATTAACGATGATGAAGTGCTCGGCGTAATCAATGACCCCCAAGATATCGTTCACATGTAAGGAATACCTATGAGTAATGAACAGCTAGAGTTTGATATTGGTGAAAACGAGTCACCAGCCACTGTTGATGTAGATGAAAAAGGCAATGCACAGGTTATTGAAGAAAGCAATAAACCTGAAGCGCAAGCCACCACCAGTGATGATCTTGATCAGTATAGTGACAAGGTTAAAAAACGTATTGACAAGTTAACCGCGCGCTTACGTGAAACAGAACGTCGCGAACAGGCCGCTATTGAATACGCTAAACAGGTTCAGGTTCAAGCAGCCTATGCGCAGCAGCAAATTCAGTCGTTGGATCTTGATCGACTCCAACAGGCAAAGGGCCGTGTTGATTCTCAGACGCTAGCACTTAAACAAATTATCAAGAAAGCCCGCGATGAAGGGGACCTTGATACTGAGACGGAAGCTAATGAGCGTTTAACCTCTCTTTTAATTGAGCAACGGCGGATCGCTGATGCTGAGGAACAGCGCAAATGGTCCGCGCAGCAAGCAGCAGCGCAAGCGCAGCAAGTAGCAGCCCAGCCGCAGCCTCAACAGGTGCAGCGTGTGGACCCGCGCGCGGAACAATGGGCTAGTGAGAATAGCTGGTATGGTCGAGACACTGCCAT